GCCCTTCTCGTAGGCGTAGAAGTTGTGGAGGATGCGGATTTTCACTTGATCTGCCCCCAGGCGTCTTCCGGTGCCTTCTGCCCGCGGTTCCAGTAGTCCGTCGTGTGCTGCTGCACTTTCCCGTCCTTGCTCGTCCGCGACGGCCAGGTCACCATCAGCTCGGCGTGGCCGACGCTGACGCCCGTGGCGACGCCCAGCGTATTGCCGGCAGTCGCCCAGCCGTTCCAGAACGCCATGTCCTCATCAACGTGGCCGCCGTCCCACCCGCCAGTGTCATTCGCGGCTGCGAGAAACCACGGCTTCGGCACCCGCTTCAAGGCCGAAGTCCGAATGAAGGTGAGGCCGAAGTGCGCCGTCTTGACCTTCTGCACGGGCGACTTGAACCAGTCGACATCGATCTGCCGCTCGTCCTCCGGCTTGGTGCCGGGGAGGGAAAACATGACGGCGTTCGACTCCCGCTTCGTCTGGAGGGGGGCGATGGCGTCCACCCCGGAGGTCATCATCAAGACGAGCAAAGCCTCGACCGTCTTCGCGTTGAAGACCGTGTCATAGTCGACGGTCAGGATCACATCGTGCGTGTCGATGGATTGCTCCATCGCCCGCTGAAGGCACTGCCCCCAGAATGCGCCGGTGACCTTGGTCGGCGAAATGCCGTGGGGGGCCAGCGCGGCGGCCACGCAGAAGAAGTTGTCGGTAAATCCAAGTCGCGGGGTGCTCATCACCGCCGCGACTTTGATTTCCGTTTCGACAGAACCGACGCGAACTAGCACGCTTTGCTCCTAGTGTAGGAGCGGGCGCGCATCCTTGCGCTTCGTGGCCGTCCTGGCCTTCCCGCTGTTCGGGATATCAGCCCTTGACCCAACCCAGGACGCCAGCCTCGCTGGCCGTCTCGGGGGCGTTCTCGCCGCGGGACAGCCGGCCGGCGATCGCCACGGCAATCGAAGCCGACGGCTGGACGCTCACCTTCAGGTAACGCTTCTTCGCCTGCGTCGGGACATCGAGCTTCACGATCGAGACGGACGCGGTGTCCGACACGGTCGGGATCGTGAAGTCCGTTCCGCCCAGAAGGCCCGTCACGTTCGAGTAGGACGAGTTGTCGTCCGACTCTTCGATCTTGAGCACGCTGGCGAACGTCGTGGCGGCATTGCTGGCCCGCATCACGCCGAAGCTCGCGTAGTCCCAGCCGGCGGTGTCAACCGTCAGCGTCGTGACAGCCGTGGTGGCCGCGGTCGGAAGGGCCGCGACCAACTTTTCCATATGCGAATGAATCATGGTTCTAGGTTCTCCTTATGGTTCTGGGTTTGATCACGAGGCCGCGGACTTCAGAGCCACCACCGGGCCGGGCGTGCTGGTGTCGCCGAGCGAGTGATGGTTGATATCGAACCTCATCGTTCCTTGGAGGAGGAGTTGGTCCGTCGTGGCGTAGACTTGGTCATACATCCGCACCGAGAAGTCCCGGCGACGAGCGTAGATGCTGGACAGGGCGAGGTTTCCGAAGAGAACCTTGACCTGGTTCGCGTCGGCACCCAGCGTGCTGTTGAGAACGTGGACGAGGTTGACCTTGAAGCCAAGGAACGTCTCGTTCACGCCACCACCGAGCTGCTCGACGGTGTTTCCGCCGGCCGCGTAGCGGAGGCGGGCCATCGAAGCGGCGTAGCCGGCCGGCGAGATGTACCACTCGGCACCCTGGCGGGCGTAGAGGGGCAGCTTGCCGATGCACTTGATGAAGTCCGTCACGGTCAGCGTCTCGAACCCGGTGCGGGTCGAGTCGGCCGACAGGACGGACGCCGTGTGCGTGCCGTCGTTGATCTTGACCGCGAGGCCCGAAATTCCGCCGTAGCTGGAGGTGGAATCACCAACCCACCCGCAGAGGTCGGTCTTGTAGGCCAGGCTCGTGGCGAACTCGGTTGCGACAGCGTCAGCCAGTGAGACGAGAGCGTCTTCGACGACCTCGCTCGACATCCGGGTGCCGACGGCCAGCTTCTTCGCGATGAGCTGGACGTTCGAGTAGCTCGGCTCGCTCTCGTTGACGGTCGTCCCTTCGCCCACGAAGTAGGCCGTCGTGCCAGTGACACGCTTCGGGATGATCATCGTGTCACGGGTCATCGTCACCTTCTCGACGTTCGACGCGGCGAAGGTGCCGTAGTTTTCGACGAGCCGGATCACGCGGGCCGCGAACTCCTCGGGGACGAGGACGCCGCCGGTCGAGTTGCTGTTCTCGCCCAGGGCGCGGTTCTCGACGCCGTGGTCCTTGCACCACCGGAGGTCATCGGCGTTCTTGAACACATGAGCACCCAGCCAGCGACCGCAGCGGTACGCGCTCTCGACGGCTTCGGGGCCATCGTTGAAGGCGGAAAGCTGGGTGTGGTGGGGCATCAACGCCCGAATCTCGGTCTTCTTCTCGTCGGCCTTGGGGGCTTCGGCGACAACCGGAGCGACGGCCGGCTGTGCCTTCTCGAGGACGGAGCGGAGTTCCGCTTCCTTGGCAGCGATCCGCGCCTCGAAGTCGAGGCCCGCCTTCAGGTCATCGGCCTCCTTCGAGAGACGGCCGAGGTCCGCGTTCTGCTCGGCGGAACGATCTTCCACCGTGAGCAGATCGGTCATCTGGGCCGCAACGGCAGCCGCACGTTCCTGAAGTCGCTTGAGGTTCGATGCCATTTTGGCCTTGCTCCTGTTGAGCCGGCCAAAACGCAAAATGCGGCGGCCGGCGGGTTTTGAATCCGCTAGCGCGCCGCGACCAGAATCCTCGAGTCGCTCGCACTGACCCCTGCGACTTCCGTCGAAGGGCTATCAATGTCTCTACTTGTAGCCTATCAACCCCGCGCGGTCTCGTGCAAGTGAGTCTGAAGGATTGTTGCCTTCAGCGCGGCGAGCGTTGCCGCAACGTCGGGGCCGGCGTCTTCGCGAACGCTGTTCTCTTCGACAACGTCCTGCATCGGCTCTGGTTCTTTCTTCTCTTCGCTCATCTTGTCCTCGGGGATGATCCACAACTTGCAAACGGCGTCCGGCGCGATGTCGCCAGCAACGATGTAGCAGCGTCCCTCGCCCTCGAAGAAGACGCAGTTGCCGCACTTGATGCCGCGCGCGGCGAAGGGATTGTCGGCAACGTAGTGCGCCGACTCCTGCGACCACGGCCCGTACTCCTCGGCGATGCCCTCGTAGGACTCGGCCAACGCCAAGTCCTGCGGCGCGAGGACGCTGGAATACTCTTCCTCGATGCCCTCGCCGATGTCACGCTGGCCGGACTCGCGTTCCATCTGCGAGACCTTCGCCTCCGACCACCGCCAGGCGGGGTCGCCGCCCCACAAAAGCCACGCTGTGTAGCCGGGGGTCTCTTCGCCGGCCTTGTTCCAGCCGGGACGCTTATCGACCTTGTGCCGACGAAACCAAGCCCGCATCTCGCGGACATGATCCGCAGTCAGCGTTTCGCGGTCGGCGATCTTCCCCGCCCGCGCGACCGTCTCCGGCTTCAGCCCGTCGCCGGAGCGACCCTCTTCGTGAAGCTTGAGGCCACGTTTGGCGGCGGCGGCCATGCCAGCGGTGGGTGTTAGATTCACTTCGGTCATCGCGCGAGCCTCGTCGGCTTCGATTTCGCGGCTGTCGCTGTGCTTCGGATGCCCGCCGGCCAGAAGATCGTTGTCGCTGACGTACTTGTCGTTCTTCGGGCTGCCGTTCTCGGCCAGATACAGAAAAGCGTTCACTCGGGCCATCGCCCACTGGCCTCTGGTCATTCCAGGCCGGTGACTACTCGAGAAGGCTCCTGCTCCACGGCGATAGACAGCCTTGAGAGCACCCACGCCGACGCGAGTCCACTCCGGCTTGTCCTTTGACTTCATGTCTTCGTTGTGTTCGTCGGCCTTCGTCTTCAAGGCAGACAGGGTGGACTCATCAAGATCGATGTCGCCGGCCTTGTTCTTCGCGGAACCGGGTTCGTTCTCGTCACTGCCCTTGATTTGATCCTTCTTGGGTGCGGCCTCGTCGGCCCGACGCTCGACCCACTTCTGCCCGCTGTCGCCGCCGGCCATCTGCCACTCGATCCACGGCTGCGTGCCTGACCAGTTCGCGTTTTTCGCCGCAATGCACCGCTCGTATACGCCGGACAGGTACGAAACCTCCTCGACGGAGATGATCTCGCGGGTGGCGAGCCGCTCGGAGATGCCAGCCAGCACAGAATCGATGCCGCTCGCCTTGGACGCCAGCTTCAGGCCACGCTTGGCGGCGTTTGCCATCGTCTGATTGGGCCTGTGCGACTCGCCGAGGGCCATTTCGATCGCCCGACGGCTCACCACGACGCTGGATTTCTCATACGCCGGCCGAACGACGGGACCAACGTCCTCGAGCAGGCCGACGGAGCGGATTTCACGCTTCCGAATGCCCCGCGGGTCCGAGGACCACGCATCACCACCGTCTTTCTTGATCGCGAAGGCGAAACTCGCCCCGACCACCGTCCGATCCTTCACCCATTCGACAACGTCGCGGGCGACGGAGGTGTTCCCCGGCATGATTTCATACCGCAGGCCGTAGGCGTCGGCCGAAAGCTTCATCGTCCCGTTGCCGGTGCGGCCCAGGAGGAGGTTTCGGTCGTGATTGAACACGCCGATCACATCGGGCTTGCTCGACAGCACCTCGTCGAAGGCCGACGGATGCACGGTCTCGACAAAACCACCCAGATTTCGGCTCTCCGAGTTGAATACGGCCGCATATCCGGTGATTACCGGCCGCTTTTCGCCCTGGTCGGTGTCCCGATACTCGATGGAGGTCTCGGCAACCGTGACGCGACGCTCAATTTCGTTGTGGTTCATCGTCAAACCTGACTTGCGAGGTAGTTGTCCAAGCCAATCTGCTGCACTACGAGCTGCGTTGCTTCGATTTCCGCCACCGAAGCCTCGCTGCCTTCGAGCAAATCGACAAAAACAAGGGCAGAAAGCTCATCGCCGACGGCACGACACGCCAAAATGTTGGCTTTTTCGGCCTCTGCGGCCGTGGTTTCGAGCGTGAGGTTGCTGGCGAGGATGCCCTCGAAGTCGTGACGCGGCCAGTCGGGCTGGGCGTGCTCGTAGGTCGACTGCACATCGTAGAACTCGAGCCTTTTGAGCAGATCGCGGAGGTGGCCCCGCTCTTCTTCTGCATCGGCGCGGTACTTTTCGCCGAGCTTCGGGTAGCCCCAGCGCGCGAAGTGCTCACCTTGGGCCTGGTAGGTCTCGACGGCGAGCAAGTGCAGCCGCACCGACGCTTGCAGGGCATCGACTACTCCTTCAGGAGGCATTGGCATCAGTCTGGAGGTGCTTGTCGCACCACCCCTCCATCACAGACTCGTACTTCACGCCACTCCGGTGGCAATCCAGCAATAGCTGCCGCGATTTGTTAATCCAATCTACCACGAACGCGCCTATGTCTCTGCCAGTAGCCATTGCAGCGTCCCGCAGTT